CTTGCCAAGGTTGTGCTGCTACTTTGGATAATGACTCTCCGGCAGCATAAAGAACCGCAGACAATGCTACCAACTCGCCAACATCACCATCGATATTAGAAGTTTTCTTTAATACTATGATCAACATCGCCATAACGGCTACTATAGATCCCATTGCTAAAAGTACACCTTGCCAGCTAAGAGCAGCTACTTTTTCAAGAGTTTCACCTATCACCCTTAACAGACTCGCAAATGATCCTAGGATACCCGCAGTAGCTACTGCTTGTTGAACAGTACCAGACGTCTTAGATATAATAGCCGAAGCGGCAGCAACAGAAAGTAATACTCCCGCAACTGCGGCGGTAGCGGCTAATAAATTAGCAGGTTTAAGGTTAGCTAGTTGTTGGAGTCCCTGCATCACCACAAATAACGTAGTAACTAATGCTACTAAGGTTATTAGTGCCGTAGGATTTAACTTAACTCTCTTCAACATATGTGAAGCACCGATAAGAATGCCTAAAAGAGCAGTAATTCCAGCAAAACCTTGTACCAGACCCATCGGATCCATATCAGCAATTTTCTTAATAGCCAATGTCATTAAGAAAATACCGCCAGAGAATGTGATCATAGAGAACACTGCTGTAATGCTTGGCTTAGCGCCTTGTAAAGCATATGATGCGGCAATTAAACCAGCTATCATAGCTGCTACTGCGGTCATAGCAATTCCTAGACTATCTAGAGGTAATTTAGCTAGTGGCAATATAGACTGTGTTAATATAAACACAGAACCAGAAAAGGCAATAAGACTAAAAATAGCAGTCATATTAACTTTAACACCAGATAATACTCTAGTTGCTCCGGCAAGAACTGCTAGTAAAGCACCTACACCAGTCATAGCCGGTATAGCTCTTTCTGGATTGATTTCAGCGATATCTTTAACCGATGATACCAATCCTTTTATAGCTATTACGAAAGCAATCATTCCGAACATTGCACTCATTTTGATCTTAACGCCACTCATCATTCTAGAAGCTAAGACCAAAGCACCCATCAATCCGATAACACCAGTAAATCCATCTACTAATCTTGCCGGATCAAGTCGAGTGACGTCTGCCATAGCCGAAACTAAGACTTTCATCATCAACGCCATAGTTATCATTGAGAATATTGTCGAGATAGGGACTTTAACCCCCTTCATCAACTTCATGGACATTGACATAGCCATCATTAGTCCACCAACAGCCAATGCGGATCTTATCATTTCTTCCCATGAGAAATCTTTCAACGCATTCATTGCTGAGGCTAGTATTCTCAAAGCTATAGCCATTCCAATCATTTGGAATATAGATGTCTGAGCCTGTCCAGCTCTAGCCATACCTTTCATACCCATAACCATGATTTTCATAGCGCCGAATAATCCAAGTAAAGCATTACCTACTTGTTCGGTATCTAGTTCTGCTATCTTCTTCATGGCGCTAGCGAGTATTTTCATAGAGAACGCCAGAGCCAACATTGTGGTGGCACCGCCCTTAGGCATACCTGCTGCAATTGCGGACATCTTCTTCATTCCGGACATTAAGATCAAGAATGCCCCACCAACACCAATAAGACCTCTAGAAAGAGATGGCATATCCATTTTGGATAACTCTTTGATTGAGAGTGTTAATATACCAACTGCTGCAGCAATAAGTAGTAATGAGGTAACATTTACCATATTAGTAAATGCATTCAATGATTTACCAAATCCATCAAAGATTTCTATGAAACTATCTTTAAACGACTTAGCATCATCGGTAAATTTACCAAGCACTTCTTTTATATTACCGAAAATCTTATCAACAAGACCTTCTTTTAGACTTGTCCCTTTGATGTATTTGTCAATAGCAAATAAGCTGACAATAGCTGTTGCTAAATCGGCCGCATGGATATCTTTAAGGAATTCTCCAATCCCTTTAACAAATCCTTTTAATTCGCCATAGACTTTACCTAGAAACTCGCCTATCTTACCGAAGGTATTTCCGAGAGCGTTCATTACTCCAGAAGCACCATCAGACACATAGGTCTTGAGTTTATCAAAGAATCCTCCTTCAGCATTGAACTCTGGAATCTTGAATTCTTTGAACTTCCCAGTAATAGCAGAAAATGCACTACCAATAAGATCAAAGACCCCTTTGATAATTGTACCCATCGATTTGAATAAGCCGACGGATTTAATTGATTGTTCTAACTTTTCGGTGAACTCTCTAATTTTACCAGTAATATCAGCAAGGGTACCAGTAAAATCTTTGAAACCGGAACCGTCTCCGCCAGTAAATGCCGAGAAGAACTGTCCGATTATTGTTACAGCTATCTTGAATATAGATGTAAGTATACCGAATACGTTTCCGATGGTCTTACCGATATTGACAAAACCAGTCATAACATTGTTTGATTGTAGTAATCCGTTTAAGAATTGAGTAATACCATCAGCGATTTGTTTAAATGTTAGGATTAATCCATTTCCAGATCCAGAAACAGAACTAATACCAGACGCTACTTTTCCAAGTACTGTACCGACAAATTCAAATGCTGTACCGAACGCTCTACCAATGGATTTTAAAGTCTCTTGGATATATACGTTTTCGGCTAATGATTTTGTAAAATCTCTAAATTTGAAAGTCAGTTGAGTTAGTACAGCGGCAGATTCTTGATATGTCCCGATTACATCACGGAATCCTTCTCTCAAACTAGATAAAGAATTTATAACAAATTTAATTGAATTAGTAATACCATCAAATAATGCTTGTTGTCCGCCCATATCTTTCCAGGTTTTCAACATAGCATTTCGATAGTTACCAAGTGAACGTTCCATTTCTAGAACAGTATCGAAATATGTTCCTTGGTCGTCTTGTAAAAATGGATTTACAATATTACCAATATTGGTCCACATTGATTTAGCTTCTTCAAATCCACCAAGCAAATATTCCCAAGATTGAGCCCATCCAGAACCAATCGCTTCTTGAACAGTATCCACTAATTGTCCAAACGACTTAACTTCCGTGGCTGCCTTGAGCATTTGTTCATCGATAGACATTTCCTTCAAAGTCGCAATTAAGACTTCAGAAGTTAACCATCCATCTTTCAATGAGTCACGGAAAGATTTAGTAGTGTCACGAGCTTGGCCCATTTTCTCTGCCATAGCGGTCAATCGATCTTGGAACAGTTTACCACCCATACCAGCATTTACTACAGAGTTCCAGTCCTGAAGACCTACTCTACCAGATGCTAGTGCTTGTGATAACTGATACATTGCCATTGATGCTTGTTGGGTGTTTGATCCTGAAGCAGCAGCCAAGTTGGAAATACCTTTAATAGCGGTTGCAGAATCTTCTAGTCCAACACCCGCTGCCGTAAATGTACCAATATTTCTTGTCATATCGGCAAATGAATATACGGTCTTATCTGCATATTGGTTAAGGTCTTCTAAGGTTTTAGAAGTCTTGCGCATACGCATTGTTTGGTCTGGAATTTCCCATTCCGTATTTGTCATGATAGTTTGAATTGATCCGAGCTTATCTTTATACTCAGTCAAACCATCCATAGGTCCTCTAAAGAATTGAGACCCAAATTGGATCGCTTTGTTCATCATGTTTGCTAAGACATTACCCATAGCAATATCCATAACAGAAAGTGAATTCTGAACTGATGCAGATGCATATGAGAATGCACTAGTCAAAGGATTTAAGTTAATCCCACTAGCTCTAGCATTTAGTTTATCAAATTCTCCAGAGGTTCTCGAAAAGCTGTTACCATCATCAGTCTTTCTGAATATACTCTTTAATCGAGCTAGAATACCACCAGTTTTACTAGTCTTACTAGCAATATCGGTATTCATCTGTTCAATGGATCTTCCAGCACCACTGGTATCCATATTATCAGTATTTCGTTTAAAGATACTTCTAAGACGAGATAATAGGCCATTCGATTTTTCTGTTGAACTTGAAATTGCCTGATTCATTTTAGCCATGTCCTTAGCAACATTATCAGCAGCATCTTTTCCGCTAACTTTAGCGAATGCTGCTTTTAGCTTATCTAATGCAGACATTGTATCTTGAGCATTTTTAGTAAAGCCTTTATTGTCTAAGGTGACTTTGGCAATTTTTTCATCAACATATCCTGCCATATTGTCTCCTATTTAATCATTTCTTCTAAAATTTTACCTACGCGAGATGACCATACGTCATTTATCGCTTGGGTAATATATGGTCTAGGTGGGACATACCCACCAGTTCCTGTTCCGTGACCATAGTGAATTATTCGAGCGATTGAAACTCCTTTGTTTATATTGGAGTTTGTTATCTCTATAACAATATTGTCACCATTTTGATTGATTGTGTAATCCCAAGAAGAAGCAGTCTTTCCACTACCAACGGGAGTTGTCTCCGACAATCTATTAGTTAGCATCTTAGCTAACTCTTCTGCAGGACCGGAATTCTGTTTCTTAACAGTACGTTTCAACCAAGCTTCAATATTGTTGAAATCTCCGCTAGATGTTATTTGCATTCTGTTTCTCCTTCTCTTCCATCTCTTTATACAATCGAGCTTCTTCGGCTCGTCGTTGTTCGATGATAGATCTTTGTTCGTCCATAGCTTCAGTCTTAGACATCTTCTCTGGCGGAGCTTGTAATGAGTTAACAGTATTAATAAGCAACATCAGCTTGTTTAGATTTCTATTCTCCCATTCAAATGGTATTCCATTAATAGCCATATGAGCATATAGTATCTCTGAGGTAAACACTGACTGTCGTTGTCCAGCTTTAGACTTCTTTTTACTTTTAGGTAAGACCGTTGCTGATGGTACATCCTTATAGACATATTGTATAATTCTGTTATACTGATCGACATCTAACCGGTTAAAGTCAAAGTTCTTATCCGTGCACATTATCTTAATAAAATCTAAAAGTTCGTCATCAGTAAGATCCTTGTTGTCAAGAAATCTTTTCTTATGTTTTGATTCCCACTCGTCTAAATTCTTTAGAGTGTATCGAAATTCTACTTTTTGCTTAGGTCTATCAATGAATCTTTGGTTCTCATCGTCAAAAAGCGACAAAGCGTCGACTTCGATATATAAGAAATCGTGTTTCATAGATCATACCTCAATTTAAAAAAAAGCCGATGAGTAATTCCCATCGGCGAAACGATTAGCCTTGTTCTAATGCTTGCTTATTAACGAGTTCGTCCAATCCTTTAATAGATGAAAGAATTCCTTTAACAAATGTTAGCATAGAGGTTTCGTTTTCATGAAGATCTTCGATTAATTGACCAAACGCAAGAGATTGTGCAAATTCATCGCGAACTTCTTTGTTCTTGACGAACCGATCTCCTTCACGTTTACCATAGGCGGAAAGGATAAGATCCTTAAGGAGAGCGTACAAAGCGGTCAAATCTTCGTTCTTTTGAATTTCGTTGATACGAGCTTCAATCTCCTTACCGCCATGTCGTCCTTGGAATTCAATCAGCTCAATACGAGTAAGATTGAAATATTCTTCAGTGGTCACTGGACCGTCAAAACCTTCATAATTGATTTTTTGCTTTAACATGTAGTTCTCCTATTCGATTAATTATTTAAGCAAGTTGATAACTTCTGCTGGTGTAGGAAGTGTAGCGTTTCCTGTTTCGTCACCATAGACTTTAGCAATAAGCTTCTTCCATTTAGTAGCGTCAACTTTAGTAGAATCAACAGTGATTACTGAAGTTGGTTTGAATCCTGGTACGTCTACTGGAGTAGAAGTGATTGACCATGATGGATTTGCTGGTTCTGGACTATCAGACACTGTTTGGTGTTGACGTTCAGATGGAGCAGCTTTACATCCGTACCACAAGTGAAGTTTAGTTCCGTATTCGTTGAATTTAACTTCGTTACCAATGATTGATTGGTATGCGAAACCAAACGGACGACGGTTTTGTTGGTGAGCGTTAGCACCTGCTACGATTTCAGCCATACCATCACATTGGTCGAATTCTTTAGGCGAGCTGAATGCTTCGATAGTGCCTTCGAAGTTTTCTGCACCAGTAAGTGAAAGGTATTTAATGTTATCAGCGTATTGGTCATTCGCTTCAGCACCACTTGGAGATTCTTGAACGTTAGTCAAACCATTCCAAGCAACACCTTGCATGTATGTACCAGTGTCGCCCATAACGAACAAGACACCTTTGGAAACACCAGTTTCATAAATACGAGAACCAGTTTCAAGATATTTAAGTTCAGCCATTATTTAAATCCTCCTAATAGCTTTGTGTTATAGTAAGAATTGAGTGATACAAATTATCAATGACATAGTTTGAATCGAAGGTAACATTTTGGAATTTCTCCATAATATCCTCAACTACCGGCGAATCTGGTAGTTTAGAAATAACAGTTACCTGATACATATCCCTATGAAAATACCGAACGTCATCAGCAAACCTAGACTGCTTGTCAGAAAGCTTATAGATGACGCATGGGTATGTGATTTTTGTATTTGACGTTGAATTATAATAGAGAGCATAGCCATGATCTTTTAAAACTTCACGGAGTTTCTTATCCAGAAAATCTCGACGATTTTTAACCATTATAGACTCCTCCTAATGTAATGTGAATTCTTGGCGCTTTAATATCGAAAGACTCAACTTTCCATTTCACACCATTATATTCCACATATTTTAGATTTGCAATATTGCTCATAAAGAACTTGTTAATAACAAGGGAGATTTTGTTATTGTTTAGCAAATTATCATTAGTGGATTTGTCGCTATTTTGATTACGCCAAATCTGACCGAGAAGCTCTCCGCGAAAATTCTTAGTCACGACTTTACTCTCGAAAACGCTGGGCATGTCTTCGCGCTCGACTTGATCAAGTTCAAACCCAGCTATGCCCGTTAGCTTCATGATTAGCCGCCAGGAACTACAGCTGCAGCATCTTTAGGTGTGAAGTAAACAGCAGCTTTAGCACGTACAAGAGCACCTGAAAGACGAGCTTCAATCAAGTATTTCTGTTTGTTGTAGTCGATATCGAAGTCTTCGAATGAAGTTACTTGACCGCCTTGGTTTGTACCTACTTGGTAGTCTGCCAAGTTAACCATGATCATTTCATCTTCCTTCAAGAAGTTAGTTTCGACGATTTCTTTAACACCAAACAATGAAGCAAGGTATTCTGTAGTAGCAGGTTGTTGTCCACCGAACACCCATTGTTCGTTCTTGTTACGCAAGAAGCGAAGTTTAACCAAGAATGTTGGGTTTACATAAAGGGTTGGAGTTCCTGAACCATGCATCTTAGTCTTTTGGTTAGCAACAGTTTCGAAGATATCAAGCAATACTTTAGAATCGTATTTAGTCTTGATTGTGTAGAAGTCGTCATCTTTAGAGATTGGACGAATCTTAGTTTCATCGATCTTGTCTTGTGAACCAGTAGCTCGTCCGTCCCCTACAAGGATTGCTTGAGCGATTTCATCGTTCAGTTTCATACGCATTTCTTGTTGGAAGAAAGCAGCAACGTTCAATTGTTGACCCATGTCGATAGCATCGTCACGGTCGATCGATTGTTTCTTGTAAATTGTCTTAGGATCTGTCTTACGAGTAAGGAAAGAAATGATTTGTTCTTTCTTTTGATTACCCTTAATGTAACCTTTAGCACGAAGATTTTCTTCAGAAAGGTCTGACAGGTCTGACATGATAGACTTAACAAAAGCAGTAGGTACTTTTGTAACAGCTCCAAGAATATGTTCGGTAGCAGTGTTGTTAGAGTAGATTACTTGTACTCCGCCGCCAGTAAGAGTGTGTTCTGGGAACAACAATTCAACGTTGTTCATTGAATGTTTCAGCTCGTCTTGTTTCAATTCAGCAAGAACGTGAGAAACTTTACGGCCTGATTGTTGAGCAACTTCCATTGCATGAGTAAGTTGGTCTTTGATATTAGCAGCTTGGCTATGAGTGAGAGTATCACCTTCGAAAGCGTTAAAATGCATTAACTTTTCTCCTTCATTGTCTTTTTGTTCAATTTCAGCTGGAGTATCTCCGTCTTCAGCTGGAGCATCGTCTTCTTCTGCTGGTGTAGCAAGTTCTTTTTCGATTTCGCTAAGTACTTCTTCAGCGGCAGCATCCGCAGCACTTTCAGCAGCAGCGTCGACAATAAGAGCAACGGCTTCTTGTTGTTCTGGGGTAAGTGTTTCCAAAACTTTGTCGAGCTCTACAGTTGCTTGACCTTCTTCAGCATGCTGAATACGATCTAACAACGATGGTTTACCCTTCGCTTCGCCGATAAGAATATCGCGAGCAGAATGGATGATTTCATTAGATTCCATAATGATGGTTTCCCCTTCCTCAGGATTGTCGGAATGTCGAATGACTTCCGTAATTACAGCACCAGGATTTGCCCCGGCAATTACCAATGATACTTCATAGATATTGCCATGAATAACGTCATTAGATGGCGTACGCTTAATACGGTTAGCCCCAATCGACATTGACATGACATCTCCATGTAGTACCAACTCTTTAGCAGCTTCAGCATTTGGTGTAGAGTTGAAGTACCCTTCACAATACATGCCTTCACTGTCTTGATGGAGTATTACGTGACCAATGACGTTTTCTGGGGTGCTAGGATCATGCGACCAAACTAGCGGAACCTTTTTACCGTCATTATCCTCGAAAGCTCCATGCTTGATAGTGACTCCATCGGTACAACGCAAATCATTTCGTGTTGCATACCCGGCGAAGTCATAAGCTGGATGAGTTCCCATGTGTGTCCTCCTATTTTATTTGCTTGGATTTTGAAGTTTCTTACTGTTCTTCAGGAGGATAGTAACCCTCTTCAGTTTCAGCATAATCTCCTTCAGGGGACTCAGCAGACCCAGGCAAAGAATACCCTTGATTAGAATCAGCGATGTTACGGTTATAAAGCTCATTAGCCAAAGGATTGGATGATGGACCATAACCAATAATAGCACGAAACTCATTAGGTGTAAGAATAGAATTTCGAAGAAGCGTATCTCCAATGGTTGCTAGCTGTTCTGTAGGAACAAGTTTAAATGGATCAGTATATGTCACAATACGATGACCTTGTGTGTATCCCGTTTTAGTGATATACTTTCTTTGGAATTCTTCTTGTATTCTTTTAGTAATCGGCTCGATAGTACGTGTATAATAGTTTTGCATTTCCGAAGCGGATGCAGTACCATTAAATACGTTCTTAGTAAGACCGATTTGATTTAGAAGTTCTTCAGTTAAATATTTAATCTCCTCCATAAGTGTAGAAGAAATTTGTCTAGTTAACTGAGTGATCTTCTCTTCGGACGAAATGTATGCAATACCAAGATTCGAATCTTTTAGCTGATTTTCAATCGCTTTAATACGATTTTCGGCTTGGTCTTTGTAAACATCTGCCCGAGTAGGATATGGTAATTGGAGAATCATATTCAAACGATTAGATACCAACTCCAAATCCTGTTTGTCCAAAATTGATAACTTTTGGATTAGTCGATCCATGGTCGGATTTTCACTTCCGAGAATGGAATTCAAAGGATTCTCGATAATCGCTACCATTTTCTTAGGTACAATTATTTCAGAGAAGTCTCCTTTGTTTTCGTTATATACTCGAACACGTATCCTTGTTGGATACCATTCAAGAACCTTTCCCACCCTCATAGATGAGATATTATACGAATCAGACGTACTGGGATCTATATCAGCAGTCATAGGAACCACAGCAACTACACCCTCATCAAATAGAGAGAATACTAGGTCATGGAAAAAGTCCGTACTAGTCTGGTCAATATTAGCTTCTACTTCAAACAAACGTTGTAAACTAGATGTTTGAACAATTTGATTTTCAGTAGAGTCGTCAGTACCATAATTTACGATCTTGACATGCTGATATGTTACCATTGAAGCATCCATAGCAATCCTGTTAAAGATCATTGATGCGATCGAAGATCGTTTATATGTCCTTTGTGGAATTGTACTATTCGGATTTAACGCTCGCGGTTCAAAGGTTTGCTGATACTTAGGATCGGTTTCCCTAAGACTGGGTTCGTTTGGCTTCTTTGCAAACATACTCCAAGCATGTCTGACGTTATCCATTATTCCCATATTGCTCCTTCGTTGCGATTTAGTCAAATAGATCTCTGTGGCGGGTATAAGCCACCCAAGCATCTATTAAGGCAGCTACATTATCGATCTTCTCGGATGCTCTCCGTTTAGACAATTTGTAGTTACCATTGTTGTCTTGAAGTGCGACAGCGTTACCCATCGCAAACTTCATTAGTTCTTCATCGAATATTAACATTCGATTTGACGCTAGATTTTTAAGTTCACCCATAGGTACACTTTCGGTTTTAGCACCTTGAATAACTTTTTCAATACCGAATTCGCCATTATCTCGTATCCATCGTTGAACGAAGTCACGAGAATTGTATGGGTCATAACCCAGAGTATAAACCACATACTTATGTTCCAAAATGAAATCATAAAGGTCGTCATAAACTCTATTCATATCTAAAAGTACTCCAGGTATAACTACTAGCGTACCCTCTGCTATCAATTCATCGTATTTATTACGCATCGCAGCAGTTAGTTTCTTTAATTTGGCTTCGGATACATATGATTTAGTTTTAATACCGAATCTACCATAGCCAATTGGAAACAGGAATGTAAATGCACAGAAGTCATCCCCTTGAGATAAGTCCGCGCCCATTGAGCAGACGAGACTATCGAAGTTTTGAGGTCTGTGTAATTCTGTTTCCTCATAGACAAAGAAATATGTGAAACCTTCAACTGGAATACCGAACCTTTTAGCGAGGATATCGGCTCTTGTTGCAGGTTGAGTTTCTGCACGTTCAACATCGGCTTGATATGTTTCATAAGAAACTGTCACCCCGAGGTTAGGATTTGCTTTAAGCCAGGTCTCTGGATACGGAACCTCACGAACATCGTCCAAACGATAGTACCATATAGATACATGAGGATTGTTGTATCGACCTTCTAGTATGTCCATTAACTCCATTTTGATTGTATCGCCTACACCGTTACGGGCAGTACCTTCTGACGAAGTTGCGACAATCAAATAGTTGGTGTTCTTGGACGCCCCTTGTTCTATAGGTCCTATGACGTCCTCACGGATCTCGCCCGAGAGCCATTCATCTACAGAGGCATACTTACAACGCAAACCTTGAAGTCTATCGGTAGACATAGGTCTGACTTCCAATAAACTGTTTGTGGCAAAGTTCTCTATACCCTTCTTCGTACTGCTTAGCAACTGTTTCTGTTGCATGTTACCCGTCATCTTAGATCCTTCAACCATATATCTGATCAATGGGCCTTTTGCTCGAGACAAGGCTGTACGAATAGGGGCCATAATTTCTTCGGCCTGTTTCATTGTTGGTGCTGTGACTATTTGGTGAGTAGTCGACGGGTCAATCAATAGCATATACGTCTGTAAGAACGTAGAATACAATGATTTCGCAGCACCACGTCCGACTATAAGAAATTGCTTCCTTGTCAGACGTTTCATTCTTTTGCGCATTTCCCATCTACCCGTCTTAGGGTTAAACACGCGGTCATTACTTTCGTAATACCAAGCCAAAGCATCTTCGGCCCATACACGAAATGATGGTAACAATGTAACATCACTACCATCGGTTAGAGTCATTTCATCCTCGCAAAATCGAACAAAGCCCTCAATAGCTTGATCATCATAGAAATAATCCGGAGACTCAATCAGGAAATCGATTCGATTCATTTGTAATGATATCCATCGATTGACTGGGATCTCACCTCTCAAGACTTGTTCTTTGAATTTGCTATATTCCTGAGGATATGCTTTGTTAGATAACACTCAGACTAATACCTCCTTACTAAATTACGTGTTCATCCAAGTATTGATACCTTTAGCAATAGTTCTTACAGCGTCAGGATTTTTCTTAAGATACGAAGTTCCTTCTTTGATCGCAAGTCTGCGAGTATCTTTAATTGTATCGGTAATTAGCGTCTTACCAATATCCTTAGCAAAGCTACTATTGTTCTTAGGTTTCTCATGGATCTTAGTCGTACGTTTAACTTGCTCTGCTAAGTCATTTTCCAGACGTAGTCTATCGACAGCACGTTTTAGATCTCTATCAGAGATGCTAGCCCGTTGTGCATATTTATGCTTCCACTGACTAGTACGAGCTTTACTGACTTTAGCATCAACTTTACGTTGTTTTCGTCGAGCTAGACGTTCACGAACACGTCTAAAACCCCATTTCATTCCTTTTACTCCAAAGTGCTCAATGATTTCTTCAGAACTTCCGGATTGAACGGCGTGTAACACTTCATCAAGGTTCATATGAATTGTACCGCTCCTTCTGCATAGTGATACGAACAGCAGTCCGATCACGTGATTTTTCTAATGAGGTTAAAACCGATCCCACGGGTGGATCAAACACGATTCGCAAGCTCAAGTTTATAAATGTCTTAACTAACCGAAGTAGGTTTGCATCATTAATCTTAAGCAATTGTTCGTATTTTGAATCTTTGGTAAGGACGAAGTCCTCCTTGACATAAGTCAGCTGCGACAGTTCACCGATTAGTCCATCTAGTTCTAATAGTAAACGATCATCGAAACCATCGTCCTCAGCAACCGCAAAATCCAGAGTTTCTTTAACCTCAGATAAGATGGTTGTTTCTGACATTCGTCACCTCACCATAAGTTTGTGTCCCCAGGCTTTCTTTCAACTAACTCTTCAACCCTTCTACCATAATGGATGATGTTATGCGTCTCTATGGACGTCGAAATTAGTAAATCCGGGTTTAAAAGTAAGTCTTCATTCCAATCTAGTATATCATCTTCCACTAATGGAATCATATGATGAACTATAATTGGTCCCTCGATAGGAACTCCTGGACAACCCAAGTCATAACCCATATCTCTGGCAATAATTTCTTCACGAAGATTACGCCACATCCTTGACTTATAAAATGGATTTGAAAACTGTCGAGGGGATACATAGCCCTTATCAAACAAAGATAGGTAATTCAATCGATCACCCCATTCTTTGTGGGCAGCCATGTCGTTATATGATAAATTCAGATCATCACGAGTAAGAATACGTTTCTCAGTCGAATGTATCTGACGGGGCATAACCTCGAAGTGCATTAAGAACCTCCTCACTATCTCCTCGACCTTTAACCTCAGTTTCTATTTGAGAAACCTTACTTGCGTTAAGTTTGTTCTTAGATCTAAGATTTTCAAGCGCCAACTCGTTTTCCACAGTACCATATCGTAGTAATACATTTAAAGTACTGGGAGCAATAGTTCCAGCACGAAGTTGTTCTTCTGCTAAATCTACAGCTAACGTTGTAAGTTGGTTCATACGACCTTCTGGCGTAGCCGCTTTCTTTAGTTCAGGAATTTCTTTCTTTCTCCGAGGCATATATTATCCCTCCTTGTTAAGTTTACCCTGAAGCTTACGTAATTCGGCTACAGCGTTTTCGATATAGTCTTCTGCTTGATCTTCCGTCAACTTGATACCTACTTCTTTAGCATAGGTAGCAAGCTTACGAAGAGCTTCAGATTTCTTGTCAGCATTATTAACAAGTTTAAGCTGCTCGAGACTTGTAACGATGATTAGTGCGCGATCTGCCAAGTTGATAAGGTTGCGGTTATGAGTAATAGTACCAACATAACGAAACAATTGGATAACAACTGGGGCCACGATAATCAGTAAGGTAATGTAATTAACAATATCATTGACTGTCATTGTCTAGACCTCTTCCTTCTTGTCTTTTTTCTTCCACATAATCATGAACAACACGACTAACATATGAATTATATCCTTTCGATGAGTAGGTATCATACAAAGTTAATACCTCTTGAAGGGATAATCTATCCGAATGTATACCCGTGATTATTTGTATTCGTAAAAGTTCTCGCTCAGTATCCTTTTGGTACTTCTCTACTGAAGTTGTTAAGTTCTGAATGGATGCTTTTAGACCTGCTAGTTCATCATTTTGCGTTTTCTCCAAATTAGCCCATAATTTTTTGAACACTTTTGTGCCAAAACCTATGATGCTTCCTCCTATACCAATATAAAACCCTATCTGCGTTAACACTTCAGGAGATAGTACCCACTTCATTAGTTCCATGAAGTGATCTTGTACCGTGTTCGGCATTACTTTGATCTCCTTGTTGAATAGTTTGACCACACAAAGACCCCAATTTCAGGATAAAAATCACTCCGGAGCTATTTT